AGCTGGCTCACACCGGACGGACAAAGCGAATGGCATAACGTCGTTTCAGGCTTACACGCCCTGGGTATGCTCTCCAAACTTGACCTTGCATTGGTTGCATCGTATTGTAACGAAATGGCGTTATATAGGGAGATGGAGCTGAAAGTGCGCGGCAACGATAGGGCAATAGCCATAAAGGACACTAACGGGACACTCCGAAAACTTGACATAGTGGCGTATCAAAAAATAGCGCACTTAGCCCTGGACAAAGCCCTGGCCATAGCCCGCGAATTTGGATTTACCCCCGCTGCCAGGACAAAAATCAGCATGGGGCAAATTGCCGCAACAAAGCCCGCAACGCCGAACAACACGGATGAAGCGGAGTATGAGTTTGATATATGACAGTGGCGAAAAAGAAAGAAAACATATCCGCTAACTTCGACGCCAAACGCGCTGGCCGGGCGGTGGCATTCATCGAACGGTACTGTAAACACTTGCACGGTGAACTTGCAGGCAGTCCGTTCATCCTGGAGGAATGGCAGAAAAGGGATATAATTTACCCCGCCTTTGGCCTAATCAACCCCGACGGCCACAGGCAAAAGCGCTTTGTCTATGTCGAACTGCCAAAAGGTAACGGCAAATCTTACCTGCTTTCAGCTATCGCCCTCTACATGGCCATTGCCGACGGCGAACACAATGCAGAGGTGTATTGCGTGGCCGGGGATAGGGAGCAAGCGCGGATTATCTTCGACACATGCCGCGAAATGGTAGCTGCCGACGCTACCCTATCCGCTGGGTGTAAGGTGTTCAAAAGTTCGATAGTCCACACCAAAAGCACATCCACCATAAAAGTAATCAGCGCGGAGGCTTATTCTAAACACGGCTACCGCCCCTATGCCATTATGTTCGACGAGTTGCACGTCCAGCCTAACCGTGAACTATACGATACCCTGACGCGGGGCATGATTAAGCGGTGGGATAGTATGTGCTGGATGATCACCACGGCCGGGGTAAAGAATACCTTTGCCGAACAAATACACGACGAGGCCGACCTCATCCGACGGGGCAAAAACAAAAACGACGCATGGCTCCCTGTGATTTACAACGCAACGCAGGAGGATGACCCATTTCATCCGGATACCTGGCAGAAAGCCAACCCAGGCATGGGCAATATCATAGACCCAGGCAACTTCGCAATGTTGGCTAACGAAGCCAAAAGCAACCCCGGCGCACTCAATGCCTTCAAACGCCTTCATCTCAATATCTGGACTGGCTCGGTGGAATCCTGGATACCCGGCCACGTGTGGGATAAAAACACGGGAGACATACCGGAGGCCGAACTGAAAAACGCGCAACTATTCATGGGGCTGGATATTGCAAGCACCCAGGACCTTAGCGCACTTGCTTACCTTTGGCGCACCCAGGAGGGCAAACTATACCTGAAAGTGGACACATTTTGTCCAGAAGAAACCATCCACGACAGGGACAGAAAAGAAAATGCAAACTACCTATCCTGGACAAACGATGGATGGGTATTGCCGACGCCTGGCAACACGCAGGACCTGGAGAGCATCAAAGCCCGCATATTACAGGCGGCTGGCACTTGGCAGCTTCAACTATTGGCCTACGACCCCTGGACGGCGGACAATTTTATGGCCGAAATCTATACCCGTTATTCTGTCCCGGTTCGTAAGTGTGTACAAAACATATCAACTTTAGCGGAACCGTCTAAAGAGTTTGAAAAATTGGTTTTGTCGGGCATCTTGACCCACGACGGCAACCCGGTGTTAGCCTGGAACCTGGACAATACGCAGATTTTCAGGGACACGAACGATAACTACCGACCTCATAAAGGCAAAAGCAAAGGCAAAATTGACGGGATCATGGCCTCTGTGATTGCCGTCTATGCGATGTTGGAGCATGACAAAGAGAACCCTAACTACGACATTGGCAACATAATCAGCTTTATATGACCCCCAAAACGCTGGAAGAATACGCCCAAAAAGTGCGCAAAATGTACCCTTTTGAGGGATATTTTGAACGTTTCTTTGAGATTATGGCCGAAAATGGCAGTATATCGGGTGCAACCGCCTTTGAATTGCTGGAAAAAGAGCATTTTGCCGTGTTTGGGGCAAACCGATATGCTGATTATGGTGTTTTTCGGGTAATGCGGAGGCGGTATGTGATCCGCATCCAATTGAAGGCCAAAAGCCACAAAAAACGGAGATAGATTACTTTGCATAGCATCTTGGATTTTCTGATTCATGCGCCCTTACCGCTCCTTATCCGGTAAGGGCTTTTTGTTTACATAGTTTACCGCCTAACAGCTCCTTTGTCCTGAAATTTGTGCCGTGAACTACTTTGCACGTATCGGCACATGGCTTAAGCGCTCCAAAATATCTAACCTGGGGCCTGCAAAAGATTGGACGCTCTGGAAGTCCCTTTTCTCGCCGTATGCGGGCAACGAGGTTGCGGTAACAGGGCGCACTATCCTCTCTATCCCTGCTTACTTTCGCGCTGTTGACCTGATTGCTACACAGGTGGCGTCTTTGCCCTTCTCGGTGTACACGGTGAACCGTGCCGGTCAAATCGAAGAGGCCAGGACAAACCCGGTCTGGCGTCTGCTCAATTACCGCCCTTCCAACGAATACGACTGTTTCTCCTTCATGGAGGCCGTAATGCGGACGCTGCTAACGGGTAACAAAGGGTATGGACCGGGCAACTGCCTAATCGAAATTATACGCGATGACAGGGGACGCCCAGCGATGTTTGACCTGGTGGATGAGCCTTTCACGATGGTAGAAACAAACGACGTGATTTTCTACCTGATAGGCGACCGCGTAATCCAATCCTCCGACATCCTGCATATCAAAGCCTGGACGCGCAATGCGGAGACCGGGGAAAATCCGCTGCAACTGCTTAATAGCACCTTCAAACGCGGTATTTCGGAGATACAGACGTATTCGGACTTCTACAAAAATGGTGCGAATATATCCGGTGTTCTGCATACGGATACCCCGCTCAACCCAACGCAGCGCAAAGAAATTGAAGAAGCCTGGAACAAGAACTACAGTGGCGTCTCCAACCAGGGCAAAACCGCGCTTCTATCCCACGGCGTAAAATATCAGTCCATAGGCACCCGCCTGGACGGTAGCGACCTTGCAGCTCGAAAAATGACGGTGGAGGATGTGGCCAATATCTTAGGCGTACCTCTCCCGCTTTTGGCTGCCTCCGATGGTACGCCCATGAACAACCTCGAAGTACTTAACCGCTTGTTTGTCCAATACACGCTCCGCGCATGGTGTAAGCGCTTTGAATCTGAGTTCAATAGCAAGTTGTTCACCGAGCGCGAAGCAGGCCGGGTTTTCGTTCGCTTCAACTTAGACGGGATGCTCCGAGGCGATACGCAAAGCCGTGCGGAGTACTATACGGCGCTGTACAATATCCGGGCGATCAGTCCAAACGAAGTACGCGCACTTGAAAACATGAACCCGTACGAAGGCGGCGACGCCTACGGGATGCCTCTGGCTTCCAATAGTACCGAACCCGCTCAACCGCAAAACAACGACAATGCCGTATAACGACTATCCACAGGCAGCGACGAACAACGCTAAGCGGGCTATCAAGCACCGGGAAGACAATGGCAGCGATTGCGGCACGCCTGTGGGTTGGGAGACGGCGCGTATCCTGGCTAACAGGGAGACCATAAGCCACGACAGGACCGTAAGGGCTTATAGCTTTTTGAGCCGCGCAAAGGTGTACGACCAGGGTAAATACACCGACGCTGACGGCAATGAGATATGTGGTAGTGTGATGTACGACGCATGGGGAGGCGATGCCATGCTGAATTGGGCAAAACGTAAATACGACGAAATGGAAAACAAGAACATGTCTGCTGAAACCGAGCGCAGGACGTACAAGATAGAGGTACGGGCACAGCCCGAAAGCCGCGTTATTGAAGGCTATGCAGCGGTGTTTGAAACGCCCACGGATATGGGCAACTACCTTGAAGAAATCGCATCCGGTGCGTTCGATGGCGCCGACGATACGGACGTAGTGGCGCTGTTCAACCACGACGCCAATTATCCGCTGGCTCGTACCTCGAACGGCACACTTGAACTTTCATCCGATGCAAGGGGCTTGTTCTACCGCTTCGAGGCACCGGATACGACGTTCGGCAATGACTTGCTCAAGATGGTACGCAGCGGGCTAATCGCCCAAAGTTCTTTTGCCTTCACCATCCGCAAAGATAACTGGATGCAAGAAGCAGGCATGAAGCCAAAGCGCCGTATCGAGCAGGTGGATATGCTTTTCGACGTATCCCCTGTAACGTACCCAGCATACAAAGAAACGAGCGCAACCGCGAGGGCGCTCCAAAATATCCGCACCGCCCCCCAGGGCGTGTGCGACAAAGACTTCCCGCAGCTGATTGCGGATATTATCGAATTATCTAAAAAAGCGTAACATGAAGCGCAGCGACGAACTTAAGCAGCAGCGCGGGAACAAGATGGACGAATTGACGGCCATTTCCGCTACGGCTGCAAACGGTATGCTCAATGATGAGCAACGCAGCAAGGCTTTGGGTTTGAAAAGCGAAATCCAAAATCTTGACATTGACATTGAACTGGCAGAGCAGGCCGAGGCCGAACAAGCCCGCCAGGCTGTTGTGCAAGCCCGCAGCAAGCCCGCACAAAAGTCCCCCGAACAAAAAGCCGTTGGCCGGTACTCCCTTATGCGGGCTATCTCCTTGGCAGCCGCCGGCAAGCAGTTGGACGGTATCGAAGCCGAAATGAGCCAGGAGGCAGAACGCGAGTTCCGGGCGTCCGGTATCACGCCGACGGGTAACCTCTTCATCCCTTCGATGCTGACGCGCAAAGGAATGGAGCGCCGGGATATGACCGCTGGCACGACCACGGCGGGCGGGTTCACCATCCCCACGGAGTTGGGCGAACTTATCCCCTTTCTGGACCCGCGTCTTGCGGTCCTGCAGGCAGGCGCTACCCTGCTGACTGGCCTGACGGGCAATATCGACTTTCCGCGCAACGACGCAGTCGCCACGGCAGTATGGGAGGGCGAAAACGACCCGAACGCGGAGACATCTCCGACCTTTGACCGCATCCAAATGGGTCCCAACCGCCTGGGCGCGTTCACGGACATCTCAAAGCAGCTCATGGTGCAAAGCTCCATCGACGTGGAGAACTTTGTGCGGGGCAGGCTCAACGAGGCAATCAACCGCGCCCTGGACTACGCCCTGATTAACGGCGATGGTTCGACGCAGCTCATCACGGGTATCCTTAACACGTCGGGCATTGGCTCCGTGGCCTGTGGTACCGACGGTGGCCCGCTGACGTGGGGCAAAATCGTCGACCTGGAGACCGAGGTTGCGGTGGATAACGCCGACTTCGGCAGCCTGGCATACCTGACCACTCCCGGCGTTCGCGGCTACCTGAAAAAGACCGAAAAGGCATCTGGTACGGCGCAGTTTGTTTGGATGGACGGAGCAGCCCCGGCAAGTGGCCCCCGTGTGGATGCCCTGAACGGCTACCGGGCTTTTGTGTCCACCCAGGTACCCAGCAACCTGACGAAAGGTGATGGCACCGGATTGCAAGCTGTCTTGTTTGGAAACTTCAACGAACTGATTGTAGGCCAATGGGCTGGCCTGGATGTGGTCGTTGACCCGTATTCTGGCGCTAAAAACGCCTTGGTTACGATTGTCGTCAACTCCTGGTGGGATGCAGCCCTGCGCCATGCTGCCAGCTTCGCCGCAATCAAAGACGCCGATCTGACCGACGCCATTTAAGAACAAGGGGGAGGCGAGTACTCCCCCACTAATCCAATAAAATGAAAACGAAATTTTCTGCCTTCATTTTGGCCGCCCTGATTGGCCTGGTAGCAATCGCCGCAACCAACTCGACCAGCGATTACCAAACAGCGACGCCGTTTTACGCCTACTCGGTAACTGATACCATTACCGACGGCGAAAACGACACCATCGAAATCCCCACGCGCTTGGTATCGAAGTGGACAAGTCTTTACCATGTGAACGTGTCTTCTTTGTCCGGTACGGTTGGACTATCCAACATCCTCCAGGAAGCCGCATCGTATGGCTCTACCGACTGGGTGCAAGTGGATTCTATCAACCATACCGCCGCCGCTGTAAAGAGGCTTGACAATGAAGTGATTTACGGCCCACGCCAACGCCTTATCATTGACGGTAGCGGTACGCAAAGCACGCGCTACACGATTCACTTCTTCGCCAAAAAGGATTGAGCGCGATGCTGAAAGTACGATTTCTGAAAAGCCCTACGGGGCGTTTTGGACTGGCCTACTCCGCCGGGGACGTGGGGCTTATGCCCCCCGCCCTCGCCGGGCTGGCAGTATCGGAGGGCTACGCCGTACTGATTGAAGAAAAAGCAATTGAGACGGCAGACGCCCCGCAACAATACAAAAAGATAGAAAAGGCTGTAAGGCGCAAAAAGTAACACATGGCAGGGTGGAAGGTAACAACGGCAGCAGCGGAGGCGGTATTCAGCACAAGCGACGCAAAGGCATGGTTAAAGATGGACACGTCTGACGATGATGCCCTGATTGCCGGGCTTGTATCCGCCGCTACGCAAATGGCGCAAAATTACCTATCCCAGGCATTTGTTACGCAAACTGTTACGGAGACATTCGACGCTTGGGGCGACTTACAAACGCCCTCGCAGTTACGCCTGACTATCCACCCTGTGATTAGCGTAACGTCTATTTCATACGTGGACAGCGATGGCGCAACGCAGACGCTCGCAGCCAATCAGTACGCAGCCGACTTGTACGCAAAGCGTTGCGTAATCGAACCCGCGTATAACGCAACATGGCCGACGTTACGCGAACAACGCAACGCCGTTACGGTGGTTTACCAGGCCGGGTACGGTGCCGCAACGGCGTTACCCGAAGATATCAAAACCGCGCTCAAGTTGGTTTTGGCCGACTTGTACGAAAACCGAACCGACAGCGTAAAGCGGCTGCCAACCGCATCCAAATACCTGCTTGACCGCATAAACTACGCCTATCTGCTATGAACAAGGACGAGAAAGTGGGCGCAATGCGGGAGCGCATCACTATCCAGGCCGTAACCGAGACACAAAGCGGCACAGGATACCCCGCTGAAAGTTGGGGCACTTATGCTACGCGATGGGCGGCTGTGAATGTGCCGAACATAGCAGCAAGCAAAGAGGATGAAGAAAGCGGGCAAAAAACCGCAACGCGAAAAACGACATTCACGATACGTTACGACGCAAACGTTACGGAGAAACACCGCGTAACGTATCGCAACAACACATACGACATAGTAGCCGTAATCCATAACGCTGACAGGCGTTATACCGAACTTGAAACACAACTAAAGAAATGATAGGCGCAGCGATATATGGGATACTTAGCACAGCAAACGGCGTAACGTCTATTTGCTCGACGCGCATATACCCGGATGTTGCGCCACAAAATGCCGCGTACCCGTTCGCTATCTATACGATTGAAGGTGCTGACCCGAGTGACACAAAGGACGGAGCAAGCAAGCTGGACGCGGTTACGTTCACGGTGATGAGCCTAGCGGACAGCTACGACACGGCAAACAACCTGGCAGCGGCGATCCGCACGGCATTAGACGCCAAAGCCCCTGGCACCTACTCCGGGATTTTATTACAGTCCATCCGCTTTTCTGATCAGCGGAGCGGCACGGTGGACGTGGACAAACATATCTACATCGTAGAGCAAGAATACAACGCGAGGGTAAGCAGATGATTAGGATACCAGCACGGGACATAGAGACATTGCAGCGCAACGTTCGGGGCTACCTCGAAGAAGCCAGCACCGTCAAAGAAAGGCACAGGATACTTTTAGCCGGAGGGCGTGTATTGCGCACAGCGGCAAAAAGGAACATCCCAAAAGCGGCAAAAAGGCACTTCTATTACTCTAAGGCTGGCAAAATAGAGATAGTGCCAGGAAACCTACAACGCTCGATGTACGCTTTCAAAACGCGGCAAAAAACAGTAGAGGTAGGTCCAAGGGTAATTAGGAAGATAGCGGGCAAATACGATAAAATAGGCGACGCTCCAAAAAGCAGTAGCGGGTACTATGCTGCAGCCCTTTTTCGCAGCGCATCTAATTTTCGCCGACAAGTAACCGAATCGGCATTAAGTACAGCGGCGGCACGGATAGACGCGGCGATGCAGAAAGCCCTGGCACGGGTGCATAAGACTTGGAAAAAGAAATACAACCTATGATAGTCGAGTTCGTGGAAAACCACATGAAATATAAAAAGGGCGACAAGGTAGATGTAGTTCGCACCTATGCCCGTGAATTGGTGGCGTCCGGTATAGCCATATACCGCAATGACATTGCCACTCTGGACGCGGCAATCAGCGAACCCGAAAAAACGGAAGAAACCCAGCACATTACAGTCCACAACCACTACTACGAAAACGAACCCGCACCGGAAAAACCGGGCTTTTTCAAAAGGATTCTTCAAAAATTCAAAATAGCATAACATGGCAACGACGGGAATAATCAACGGCACTAATCTCCGTTTCTATATGGAGAATGCCAAAATTGGAGAAGCTACGAGCTGCACCCTTAACCTTTCGCGGGAAACGCGGGACACGCTGACGAAGGACACGACAGGCAGCTGGGCATCCTTCGCACCGGGGCGTAAATCCGGCACCTGCGACATTGAAGGGCTTATTTCCTACAGCACAACCAACGAAAAGGTAAGCGATATTTTTGCAGCCTTCGACGCTGGCACCTCTACCACTATGCGGTTCACTACCGACGTAGCCGGGGATACCTATTACGAATGCGAAGTGATTTTCACATCTATGACGCTGACGGCGGGCGTAGAGGAAAACGCCACCTATAGCGCAACCGCTACGATTATTGGCGCTGTTACGGAGGGTACTGAATCCTAAGCATGAGACCAGCAACCACGATAGAAAGCAACGGGAAGAACTACCCTTTCTCCTTTGGCATGGCCGCCCTGGCGCGGTTCTGCGAATCGGAAGGGCTTACACTCGATGGACTGAACCAATTAGGCGAAAACATGAGTCCCATGCGTGCCCTCGCATTGGTTCACGCCGGCCTGGTTGACGGCGCACGGCGGGAAGGAAAAACATACAACGGCACCCTGGAAGATGTGGGCGATATCCTCGACGATGACCCGGATTTTCTGGAGAAGTGCATGGAGGTGGTAAATAACTCCATGCCTCAGGCCAAAGCGGGAAACGGGAAAGCGGCGAACCGAAAGGCGAGCCGCTAACCCTGGACAGGCTTGAAGCAATCGCCTGTGGGCGGTTTGGCATCCCCTACCCTGATTTTTGGGCTATGACTTTGCGCTCGGTATCCGCAATAATCGAAGAACGCGAAATAGCGGAGCGCGAACCCTGGGAACGGGTGCGATGGTTGGCCACAATTACGCTTCAACC